TCTGAGAGACCTAAAGTGTGGGTTCCACCGTCATCTCTAGATGCACCTCCTGCACCTGATGGATTCAGGTATAGATGGATAAGAGCAGAAAGCGTTGGCTTTCAAGATACTAAAAATATAACTGGACGTTTAAGAGAAGGTTATGAGTTAGTTAGATCTGAAGAAGTTGAAAATGCTAGTGATTATCCAGTTGTCGAAGACGGCAAATACAAGGGAGTCGTTGGGGTTGGTGGCCTTCTTCTTGCGAAGGTACCTGTCGAGATCGCGAAACAACGTCAAGAGTATATGGCTAACCGTCATAAACAACAAGACGAAGCAGTAGAAAACGATCTTATGCGGGAGCAGGACAAGAGTATGCCCATCAATGTTGATAGGCAATCTCGTGTAACCTTCGGTGGTACGAAAAAGTAATTTTTTAAATCACTGAATTAATATAAACCCGTACTGGAGGCCTTTTTCGAAAGGCAGGTACATAAGGAGTAATAACTATGGCAAATAGAAACACAGTTGGATTTGGTTTGATCCCTACAGGTACAGTTGGTGCTACACCAGCTACTGCAGGTCAAGGCAAATACTTCATAGATGCCGCGTATGACAAAGATCTGTTTCAAGGTACAGTCGTTCAAAGTAAAGTTGGCTATATCAAAGCAGCAGAAGCTACGCGAACTCTATTAACTATTGGTATATTAAATGGTATCTTTTATAACGCTGCAACTACGTTGAAGCCTACATTTGATAACAAATATATCCAACCAATTACTCCAGCTAACAGTGAAGACATCACGGCGTTTGTAATTGATAACCCGATGCAACTTTTTGTTGGATGCTTAAACGGAGCAGCTGCACAAGCTGACTACGGAAGAACTGTCTCTATGACAGCAGCAGACCCATCAGGAAGTTCAACATCTGGTCAATCAAATAAAAAACTAGACGACGGGAACATTCACGACACTAACAACCAGTTCAGATTACTTAGATCTGCTGAAGATCCAGAAAATGACGAAAATGCGGCTAACAGAAGTGTAGTTGTATGTCAAAATTTGAATCAATACATGCAGAACACAGGTACTGCTGGTATAACGTGGCAATAATAGGAGCATATAGATCATGGCAATATCAAGAGCACAACTAGTTAAAGAACTAGAACCAGGCCTAAATGCACTATTTGGGCTGGAATACAAAAGGTATGAAAATCAGCATGCTGAGATTTATACTGAAGAATCAAGTGACAGAGCTTTCGAAGAGGAAGTAATGTTATCTGGATTCGCAAACGCGCAAGTGAAAGGTGAAGGTGCAGGCGTATCTTTCGACCAAGCACAAGAAACTTTCACAGCGAGATACACTCACGAGACTATGGCTTTAGCATTCGCGATCACTGAAGAAGCGATCGAGGATAACTTGTATGACAGACTTGCGTCTAGATATACAAAAGCTTTAGCTAGATCAATGAGCAACGCAAAACAAGTAAAAGCAGTTGAACCTTTAATTAATGGTTTACCAGGTGTAAACACTTTCTTATCAGGTGACGGCGAGTCTTTATTTGGTGTTTCTCACCCTACGATAGCGGGTACTTTCCAAAATACCCTAACTACGCAGGCTGATCTTAACGAAACTTCGTTAGAACAATCTTTGATCGACATCGGTCAAATGACTGACGAAAGAGGTCTTAGAGTTGCAGCAAGAGGAGTAAAAATGATTATTCCTTCTGAGCTTCAGTTTACAGCTGAGAGACTTATGAAGTCTCAAGGTAGAACTGGAACAGCTGATAATGACATTAACGCAATCGCGTCAATGGGAATGATTCCTCAAGGATACAGAGTGAATAATTACCTAACTGACACTGATGCGTTCTACATCATTACAGACGTGCCAAACGGCATGAAAATGTTCACAAGAGCTCCATTAACGACTGCAATGGAAGGTGATTTCGATACTGGCAACGTTAGATACAAAGCTAGAGAAAGATATTCATTTGGAGTATCAGACCCTAGAGGTATCTTCGGTGTTGAAGGTGCGTAATCAATAATTTTTTGTGGCGAGACATAGTCTCGCCACAATCATAAAATAAACGGTGAGATTCATGAAAAAATTTATAGTAAATATTTGGGCTTATAACCATCACGCAAAATTTGAAGTGTTATCTGAGGATAACGCAGAATCCCTAGAAAATGCAATCCTTGACAAACTTGGAGAAAAAAGTATAAAATGGGAAGATCTTGGAATTAGTTATGATGACAAGACTAACAGAATAACTTATGAGGAAGTTATCTATGATACAAGACCTATACAAAACAAAAAGGTCCTTGGAGTTGAAGTGGGAACAGGAGCATCTATCTAATGGTAGATATACTCTTGAAATGGTCAGGATCGATGACAAAGTTAAAGAAGTCATCACAAAGATCAAGCTAGAAGAAGCAGCTATTGCCCACAGGCAAAATACTATTGAAGGTGCCGCTCCACAAGTTTCAGTAGCTACTTAATAAAAAGCTACATCGTTGAATAAATTCAATTCACACTATAGGCTCTCTTGCACTCTACTAAAAACTAGTATATAGTTTTATCACTATACAAATTAATTAGAACATAGACGCGTATAGTCGACGGCCTAGAGACTATGTTCGGAAACTAGGAGGATATAATTATGGCAAATACAACATTTTCGGGACCGGTAAGATCAGAAGCTGGTTTTCAAGTCGCGACTAAAAATACAACAACAGGTGCAGTTACAACTAGAATGAGTTCAGGTATGCCTGACTTAACTGGTTTAGCAAAAGCAGACGTAGCAACAGGTGCTGGTTTCGCATTTGCAGCAGACACTATAACAATTGTAAACTACACAGGTGCAGCCGCAGCAAGCACTACATTACCTGCAGCAACAGCAGGAACAGTATGTGTTTACATGCAAGCAGTTGACACAACTGGTGGAACTAACACTCTAACTTTTGATGCAGCTGGAACTGATGTTTGGGCTACTGGTTCAATAATTGAATCAAGATCAGGCGGAGAAGCAGATTTTGATATTTCTGCAGCAGGTGAAACTCAATTAGTTTTCACTGCCGCTAACGCAGCTACAAACCTTTTAACAACTGGAAGCATGATTGCTTTTATTTGTTATGAAACAGGTACATGGCATATTGCAACTAAACTGGGTGGCGCAGCAGACGCTACTACTGGTGCATTTGCATTTGCAGCGTAATAAATAATTAGTGTGGGCTTCGGCCCACACAAATTTTAAGGAGAACAAATGGCAACAGATATAAAAGCAAAAAGATTTACTGATGGCACAGCAGCCGCTGCGACTACCATCGCTGCAGCTCAAACTTTAGGAGGAGCCGGTAATATGACTCTTGCAGGTACAGCCGCAACTTTTGGTGGCACTAACCTGGGTCAAAAAATTACTTTGGTTTCAGCTGGTAATATTTCTGCTGTTACTTTTACAATTACTGGAACTGATCCAACAGGTGCTTCACAAACTGAAGATCTAACAGGTCCTAATAATGCTACAGTAACATCAACAAAATATTTCAATACAGTTACTCAAATTGCAGCTTCAGGAGCGGTAGGAACTAATACTTCTTCAGGCGTTGCAGCTGATCAAGGTGGAACATTATTTGCTGGAAGAACTAGAGTTAGAGGAATGCATGCAGTAAATGCTGGTGCAGGAACTATATTTTTTAATAATTCAAGCATTGATGGGTCAGAAATTTTAGGTGTTCCTGTAGATGCAGGAGACTTAGATCCATACATTCCAGATGATGGAATGGTTTTTGATTCAGGTGCTTTCATAAAAGTAAATGTTGGAGTAATCACAGGCTTAACAGTATTCTTTGACGGCTAGGAGGCTAAATGGCTAATACTACCTCTGAGACAACTACTTTCGATAAAACGTTTTCTATTGATGAAATAATAGAAGATGCTTTCGAACGTATTGGATTAAATTCTGCAGCAGGTTATCAATTAAAATCTGCAAGAAGATCTCTTAATATTCTTTTCCAAGAATGGGGTAATAGAGGACTTCACTATTGGGAAGTAGGAGAACTAGATTTAGATTTAGTAGAAGGACAAGCTGAATATAAATTTTTTAGATCAGCAGCTGATGGTACGAATGCTATTAGTATACCAGCAAATGTCCATGGAATATCCGATGTCCTTGAAGCACAATTAAGAAATAATAGAACAGCAACAACTCAATCAGATTCGCCAATGACAAAAGTAGATAGATCTACTTATGCAGGTTTTTCTAATAAATTATCAAAAGGAACACCTAATCAATATTGGGTACAAAGATTTATAGATCATGTAAGTGTCAGTATCTATCCAACACCAGATGCAACTAACGCTTCTAAAGATATGCACTTTTATTTTATAAAAAGAATTCAAGATGTAGGTGATTATACTAATGCAACTGATGTTCCATTTAGATTTGTACCATGCATGATATCAGGATTAGCATATTATTTATCACAAAAATATGCACCACAACTTATACAAGCTACAAAATTAGCTTATGAAGATGAACTAGCAAGAGCATTAGCAGAGGATGGTTCTGCTTCTAGCACATACATAACACCAAAAGCATACTACCCAGGAGCATAATGTCTAGATACGCAACAGGTAAATACGCAAAAGCAATATCTGATAGATCAGGTATGGAGTTTCCATACAGAGAAATGGTTAGAGAATGGAATGGTGCATTTGTTCACTTTACAGAATTTGAACCAAAGCAACCACAATTAGAACCAAAACCAAATGGTGCTGATGGCGTTGCATTATTAAATACAAGAACAGATAGAAACGAACCACCAACAGCAATTCTTTTACCAAAAGATCCTTTTACAGTAACAAATGGAAGTGCAACTTTAACTGTAAGTTTACTTAATCATAATTTAGAAGTTGGAGATTTTGTTTTATTTTATAACCCAGCTAGTAATGATCCTACTCAAAGTTTTAATTTAGGAAGTAATCTATTTCCAATATTTGCAATAGCAGATGCAATAACAGCTTCAGCAACAACTGCTACGTTTGATTCTAATACAAATTTTCCTGGAACGGGTTTTTATTTTATACAAAGTGCAACTGCACCAAGTTCAACAAATCCTGACTATGTTCCTGTAATTCAAAGAGAAGTTATACAATACACAGGCACGTCTGGAGCACAAACTATAACAGGTTTAACTAGAGGTACTAATGCACCTTTTAGAGGTCAAACACCAGAAAGCACAACAGCAACTGCGCATGCTATCGCTAATGTTTTTCCAGGTTTAGAAATACAATCTGTAACTACAAGAACAGAGAATACAGGTGCCATGCCAGCTACAAAAACAGTTAATACAGGCTTTACTGTTACCTTGCCTTATAACGCAGTTGGTAATATAACAGGTGGTGGAGAAAACATTTATGTTAGTCCAATGATAAGAGGTATATTATGATAAGTTATATTTGGAATAAAATTAAAAATATATTTAAACCTAAAAGACAAGAACCTGTTGTTTTAAAACAAGAAGTAAAACCAGAGCATTGTACAAAACACAATAGGTTTAGAAAAAGTTGTCCAACATGTAAAGAGGTTGTAGCGTAATGGCAGGTATAAGTTACAGCACTTTAGTTACACAACTTAGAAACTATACAGAAACAGATTCAAATGTTTTAACAACTGATATATTAGAAAACATAATCTTAAACGCACAATATAGAATCATGAGAGATGTTCCTATTGATGCAGATAGAAAACAACAAGATGGTAATTTAATAACTGGTCAATCAACAATTAATGCTCCAGCAGGATCATTATTTATTAGAGGTATACAAGTCTACGATTCAACCTCTGATGTAACAGGAAATAATGTTTGGCTAGAGAAAAAAGATATTACATATTTACAACAATACGTACCCTCAACAGAAACTGCAAAAAGAGGGCAGCCTAAATACTATGCAATGTTTGGTGGTGCTACAGGAGATAGTGACACTACATCTGGAAGAATGATGTTTGCTCCAGTACCAGATACAACCTATAAATTTAGAGTCCATTTTAATAAAATGCCAGCTACTTTAGAGTCTAGTAATCA